AGACTAATACGTCTGGATCTAACACAGCTATTGAAGGTGGGTATACATCTACAGCAACTACAAACTATCAATCTGGATCTAGTTCTAATAGTACTACAACAAATAATTCTACATCTAATACAAAATCAGCACCCCCTAGTGCGAGTGCACCATCATACAATAGTATGACACAAGATGTTTGTGCTGTTGGAGTATCTATGGGTATTCAAACATTTGGTATAGGTATTAGTGGGGGTAAACATGCTATTGATGAAAACTGTGAAAGATTAAAACTTGCTAGAATACTTAATGATTTTGGTATGAAGGTTGCAGCTGTAGCTATACTATGCCAAGATGAAAGAGTGTTTGAGTCTATGATTCAAGCAGGTACACCTTGTCCTATAGATGGTAAGATAGGTAAGGATGCACAAGCATTATGGTCTAAGTATGACCATGAAAGACCAGATTATAATACATATGTAAAACGTATGGAAGATAGAAGAATAGCTGATGAAGAAATGCAAGCAAAGATTACAGCAGAATTAGAAGCTATGGATAAAGCTAAAGCTATAGAAGATAAAAAATTAGAAAATAAAGAAAAAATGAAAGAGTGGAAACACCCTAGATGACTAGGAAAACTAACACAGCACTAATTGCTTTGTTGGGAACAATACTCTTAGGGCTTAGTACATGGGTATTAATTACTCTTATAGAATTACAAACAATTGTAGCTATGATGCAACAAGAATTATTATCATTAGATAAAGTTTTTGGTCGTATATATGCACACATGGATAGGCTAGCAAATCAATGAAATGGTTAGTTACATTTCTAGTATTAACCCTAGTTATTTTTGGAGTTAAAGCAGAAGAATTAACAACTGGTAACTTAATTACTAATGGTAATTTTGAAACTGGTAATGCCAATGGTTGGACTACCTCTGGTGATGTAGAAGTATTAAATGATTGCTGTGAATTAAATAATGTTCCTAGCAATTATGATTTAGAGTTTGGTGATAGCGGATCTATTAATCAAAACTTTAATTTAAGTTCAGATACTATCACACAAAATATGTTGGATAATGGTATAACATTAAATTCAACTATTGAAGTACAGAATGGTGAGTGCAGCGTCACTGGGTGTTGGGGTGGGCAAGGAAATGCAGATACATTTACTAATCAACTAACTATAAAAGATTCTGATGGTAACGTACTTGCATCAAATACAAATATTAGAACCGATGTTACAGATATAAATGGTGCTAATTTTTCAGATACATTAATATATAATGGCACAGGATCTAACGTAGGTAATATAGATATATCTGGTACTGATGCTAATGCACCTGCAAGATTAGGAGGTGCAAATATAGACAATATATCTGTTACTATGACCTATGATAGTTCTGTATTAGATGATGAGATTGTAAATGAGATTGGAGAAGTATTTGAAGATTTAGAAGATGTTTTTGAATATATAGAGTTTGTAGAAATAGAAGAAATGTTTGAAGAAATGATTACATTTTTTACTGAACCACCTGTATTAGAAGAGATGATGCCAGAAGAAGAATTATCTTTTGAGCCTATGATAACGATGGTTGAAGAGATGCCAATGGAAGAAGAAGCTATGGCAGAAGAAATAATGGAAGAGATATCCATGGAAGAAGAGTCTATGATTGAAGAAGAGATGATAGAGGAAGAAGCAATTGAAGAAGAATTTGCGGAAGAAGAAGTAATAGAAGAAGAACCTAAAGAAGTAGCGGAGGAACCTAGTGAAAAAGAAGAAGAATCCAATAGCAAAACTACTGAGACTGCCAAAGTTAAGAATGAAAATAATACAAAACAAAAAAATATACAATCGAAAGAAACAATCAAAAACAATCTCGTAAAAATTATGGACAAAGTTGATAAAGATATAAAAGACATATCAAAGAATTTACAAATTAAAAATATCATTAAGTTAGATGCTATGGCAAGTGATCAAGCATCTCTTGATATTTATAATGTACCCTTCTATAAAAGTGAAGATATTTATTTAGATCAATTACAGATACAGGATTTAAGACAGCTATATACTAAGACAACTTTAGCTAGTTATACATCAACAGATCCTATAACTTTAGTAAGAGAAAAATTAAATAAAATAAATATAAAGAAAAAACAAATACTAATAGAACTGGAGCAATTAAAAAATGGATAAAATTAAAGGACAACTAGCAGGTGTAGCTGCACTACTTGGAGTTATCGCAGCAATAGGTGGTGGCTTTGTAAAGTATGGTGAGATTGTAACTAAACTAGACGCATTAGAAAGTGCAAGTGGTAGTAAAGATTGGTCAGCAGAAATAGCTGTACTAGAAGAAAAGGTTACAGCACTAGAGAATAAAGACACTTCTCATAACCATGACTTTGATCATACACATGATGACTCAGCTACTAAAATACTTGATAAAGAAATAGAATTATTAAAGGTACAGATAGAGGAAATACGAATTAGTTCTTCTAATCCACTTGCCAATTAATGTATCTTAATGCTAATATACCAGTAATAGAATGCTGGGTAAGAGGTAATTATCTACGAGATCAAAAAGATTCACATGATAAATACTTTGAGGTAGGAGTATTTGGTTTTAGTTCTATACCAAACAGAGTACCTATGTTTCATTTCTTAATGGAGGATGGTGGACTATGGTGGAGAGCACCTATATCAGCTTTCTGTTCTAAACCTGGGGTAAAAGAATTACCATTAGATGAGTTAGTAATGTGGGATAGCTTTAGTTATAATGTAAGTGTTACAACTTTTTATGAACTAGCAGGTGCTACTATGCAGTACACATCTAGACGTAATGTAAAACGTAAGGGTAAGTATTTATTTACAATAGATTGGTGTGCAGGAGACTTTAATGAATTAAATTTTGGTTATGCAGAGAAACCAGATCAACATAAATGTGGTCACGTAATTGCATTAGAAGATGGAAACTATGCAATACAACCAAACAATAGACTTAAAATGTTTGATGCTTCTATGGGTGTTGATCCAAACAAAAACTTAATTAATAGATTAGTAAGCAGTAAAATATACTCGGTAGAAAATTCAGCCAAATGGATTACTGATGAACATGAAGAAGGCAGCTACGACTACAAATTAAAAAACTTAGAGGAAGATGATGGCAAAGAAAAAAAGCACAGTAAATAAAGCTGGTAATTATACTAAACCTGGAATGAGAAAAAGATTATTTAATTCTGTAATGGCCAGTTCTAAAGGTGGTAGACCTGGACAATGGTCAGCTAGAAAAGCACAGATGTTAGCTAAGAAATATAAAGCTGCAGGTGGTGGCTACAAGTAAAACTAATAAAAGAAAAATATGAAAAAAGCAAAAGCTAAAATAAAAAAAGTTATTAAAGGTTTAAAGGGTGCTGTTAAAGCACACACTAGCCAACATAAAATGTTATCAAGTGTATTGAAAAATAATGGCAAAAGAAAAAAATCCTAAGAAAGGAACAGGAAAACACCCAGGAAAAAAATATGGTAGGAGACTTTATACAGACGAAAACCCTCGTGACACTGTTGGAATCAAGTTCGCAACGCCAGAAGATGCGAGAAAAACAGTATCGAAAGTTAAGAAGGTTAATAAAACGTTTGCTAGGAAAATTCAAATTCTAACTGTTGGTGAACAACGAGCAAAGGTTATGGGTAAATCTAAGGTAGCTTCTATATTTAAGAAAGGTAAAGAGGCTATAAGAAAAGGGAGAAAAACATAATGGCACTTGCAAAGAGTCAAAGGAGTTTGAAAGCATGGGGAAAGCAAAAGTGGAGAACGAAATCTGGGAAGAAGTCTTCGGAGACTGGGGAAAGATATTTGCCAGAGAAAGCTATCAAGAGTCTATCATCTGCGGAGTATGCGGCAACGACAAAAGCAAAACGGCAAGGAACAAAGAAGGGAAAACAATTTGTGAAACAACCAAAAGGAATCGCAAAGAAAACATCTAAATATAGGAGATATAGCTAATGTACGGAATGAAAAAAACTAATATGAAAAAGAAACCAACTGGTATGAAAAAAAAGTATAAAGGTTTTTCTAAATTGCCAGAAGGTGTACAGAAAAAAATAAATAAAAAGCTAGCTAAAAAAGTATAATGAGAAAGGGCTTATATGCTAACATCCATGCGAAAAGAAAGCGTGGTGGAAAAATGAAAAAGAAGGGTGCTAAGGGTGCACCTTCAGCTGCAAACTTTAAGAGAGCAGCTATGACAGTAAGGAAAAAATAATGGCAAAGTCACCCGCATGGCAACGTAAAGAAGGTAAGAATCCTAAAGGTGGATTGAATGCTAAAGGTCGTGCATCTTATAATAAATCTACTGGAGGAAATCTAAAGGCTCCTAGCAAAACAGTTGGTAATAAAAGAAGAGCCAGCTTCTGTGCGAGGATGAAAGGGATGAAGAAGAAACTTACTTCAGCTAAGACAGCAAGAGATCCTAATAGTAGAATTAATAAGTCACTTCGTGCTTGGAATTGTTAATGAGAGATACAAAACTTATCAATGCTTATGTAGTTAAACAAGCTAGAGATAAAAAGCAGTTAGAACTATTTAGAAATTTAAAGAAAGAAGTAGAGACAGGTGCTAATGGTACTCAAAATTACATGATAAAGAAAGGTGTAAATAAAAATACAATAGCCAAGAAATAAAAAAGGGGAGCCATGTAGACTCCCCCAGCAGGTAACAACAAAGACACACAGAGATTACTCTGGGTGTCTTTTTTTTTGGTCTGATTGATACATAGATCTATCACCCCATCTCTTTCTCCAGAGAAAGCTACTAAGATTAGAGGCGTATCTTTCTAGATACTCCATGAATATGTTATGCCAAAATAATTTTCTAAATGTTTTGTATAAGTTGTTTAACATCATTTTCTAATTTTTTACCTAACGAGTTAGCGTGATTAATTATTGCTGCACAAAGATTAGCTTGATAAGGAAAACCTTTTAATGCTTCTCTAATCTTACCAACAGGCTTACCACCATAGTCAATTACTATAGCATTCTTTTCATTAAGACCAATCTTCAATTCAAATAGTAGACCTGTATAAGGATCATCATTATTTTTTGTCGACATCCTTTCCTCCATTGGGCTCTGATAGTTGAAGTGATGTCATTATATGCATTAGTGCATACACTTCAGCATATGGTCTAGCCATTAAGTATTTCATTATATCTTGTAATTGTTTTGCATCAATAAGATATTGTTTTGCTTTTGGTTGTGTTTCTTTATCCATTATTTTCTCCGTAATGTTTATTTAGTGTTTTTATATTTTCTTCTGCAGTAGAGACTATATTTACTAATTTATCTAGTTCTTCTGTAAATTGTGGGTGCTCACCAATACCTACAGGATTATGTAAGTATACACATATCTTTGCTGTCGCATCGTCTATCTGTGCTTTGTATTTTGATAGCAAAGCATCTATAAGAAGTTGGCTTACATCCATTATTGTGCTCCTTTAAATTGATAGTATTTATTTTCTACTAACTCTGCATCATCTAAATATGGATTAGCTTTAGCTGATTTAGATTCTCTAGCATCTCTTACTGTTTGATTTAAAGTTCTACCTTCCTTTAAACACCCATGTACAAAGTCATCGACTTCTAATATTGCCTGCTTAACTCTTCCCATTACTGACCTCCTTTATTAGTCTATTTAAATACCAACTAGCTTTTTGTAAATCTTCTAGTGGCTCTCCTTTGAATTTATATCTTGAAACATATTTCAAAACATTACCTTTAAGATATC